ATATGACTTCCATTCGAAAAACAATACTTGAATACTTTGATCGTTTGTTCTACCGTTCCAAGATCTAGAAAAAGTTCTATTACCTTGGTATTGTTGTATCTTCGCGAGCTCATCAGCAGTAAGATTAGGAAATTGTTTTTTAATCTCTACTAAACTTAAATTCCTTACTTCACCTACATAATATAAATCTTCAAAGTTAGGATCTTCAGTATATGAATAAACAATTCTAGCAGGATCAACGTAATCTATAACAATACCTTCTGATTTATTAAAACTAGTTTTAACCGCGGCTATACCTAAAACAGTTAAATCATAGTTTAATCTTTTTCTAACTAAATGATATTTGTTTTTGTCTAGTACTTGATTTATTAATTCTTCTTCTGCAATCTCTATAGAATCTTTATAATTTAATTGCATATGAGTTGGAAGCTCATCTATACTAGCTGGACTGTTTTCATTCTTTTCACTTTTAGAAAGATCAATGCCAAACTGTTGTTGAACCTGAGCATCGAACTGTTGCAATTGAATATCTTCTATTATATTCTGAGCGTACTGAGTTCTCTTCTTTATAGACTCAGGATCTTGAGCCATAGTCTTAACTTCATAACTTCGTTGTGACATTCCGTTAACTACTATATCTACAAACTTAGATATAACAGGTACTGGCTTCCAGTCTAAATTCAAATAAGATAAATCTCCATTTATAGAAAGTTCATCTTTATATTTTTGAACTGATTGTTCACCTCTAGCATATAACCTCAAATTGTGAAAGTTGTTATAAGTAGAATCAAATCTATAACCATTGTTCATTTGGTTACTAAACCATTCTCCTTCAATAGCTCGAGCTACCTTTAATCCATACTCCCAAGTCTGCTTTTCTGCATCAGGTACCACCTGATCTGGAAACGAACTATTATTACTTGTATAAATCTGCATTTATTCTATTATTTTTGAAGTTAATCCTTTGTTGTCATACTTTTTAAACTCTAATCTCATTTTTTGAGAAATCTTATTTTGAACAGGTCTATATTTATTTTTGTTACAAGCCATTAAAGCTAAACCAGAACTTATCGAAGCATCGTGTTTAGTTCTTTTATTTATGTCAAACCTTGCCCAATCTTCTAATGTTCTTTGTAAATACATATTACCATAGCTTTCATCTAATCTACCAACATGGGTATCTATATAAGATTCAATAGCTGCAGCGTGTGCCTGCTTAACATCTTCACTAGAGTTAGGTATACCACCTATTTCTCTTTCCGTAACTGATAACTTGTGTGTTAGTTTGTCTGGTCTGTTTATAGAAAAATCCCTATATCCTCTACGTTTTAAATAGTATAGTAATCTAGGTTTATTATTCTCTGCTAATATAGGCATACCATAAAAATGTAGTGCCATTAATACGTCTTCAAAAAATATTTCAGCTGTAGGAGGTCTAGATATATATTCTAAAAAGAAATGATTAGGTGGCACGTCTTCCATACTGTATTTAGTTAGTCCGTGTAATGCACCATTAGAACCTCTACCATCTACAGTTCCACTAATATCATAGCTGTCACAACCAAACGCACCAACGTGTTCATTTCCAGGATACTTCCTCCCATTTTTTATTATCACTTGGTTTTGTAAACTTTTAGGTGGAACCCAAGTAATAAAGAACCTACCGTTTAAGTTAGGTACAAATATTACCCTTGTATCTATAATACCATTTTCCCACTGAAAGTTACCTTGAGTAATATTAGCTTTGTTATTTAACTCTTCGTTATAGTCTATTTGCTCATATATCTTTACTAAGTTGAATAGACTTTGTTTAGTTTCATCCCTAAACGCATGTTGCTCTGTTCTTGGGAATTGACGATAGTATTCGTTTAGACCGTCTTGATCTTGTTTTAATCCTTCAACTTCATTATCCCAATGCTCTATAACACCAATATCTATATAATTATTGTCTATACCTAACACAGGTTTTTTAGGTGTATCAAATACTGGATAACCATACCTGTCTATAAAACCTTCATAATTCCACTCCATTGGTATAAACAGTGAATATAAACCTTCTTTGGTTTGACCATTCCTGTTTCTTTCTAAACAATTAGATCCGTAATATATATCTTTAAAGTTTTGACCTCCTTTATCTAAAGCATTAGAAGTCGAACCCATCATGCATTTACCTATAATCCTACTACCTAATCTTAAACAAGTTTTAGTTACCTTCCAGTTGTTCTTTATATTATCAGGTCTTTCCCACTTACCACTTTCATCGTGTCCTAATAGTTTAAGCTTTTCACCATCGTAACTGTTATCTCCTGTGTTCTTCCAATCTATAGTAGTATCTAACCCGTCTAGTTCTCTTAGTTCTTCGTTAGCCTCAATTTTTCTACGTGTAAGCTTTGATGCTGGCACTCTATAGGCAAGTTCGGTTTTAGGACGATCCATACCGTCTTGGATGGGTTTGAAGAAGAACGGATAATTAATTGAGATGGGTACAACTTTATCGGTAAACATTTTTTTGGCATCAGCACCGGATTTGGATAGTATTCCATATCTTGAATCACTGGATATTGTTGCTTGATTGACCAGTTCTGCGGAACACATAAAGGAAAAACCAGATCGTCTGTTTTTAAGGTAACACATTCCATATGCTCTTGTATCTGCTTTACACGCTTCCCAAAATATAAAGAATAATCTGTTTGCTTCTCTATAGTCTGGCGCTCCGATATCAATCTTTGACCATTGCAAGTACATGTAATGAGTACCAGTAATATAAGTAGGTTTACCATTGTTATAAAACCAAAACCCTTCATCTCTTCTTTTAAATTCTTCATCTATATAATCCCACCATTCTTCTCTAAAGTCCATTGGGTATTTCTCCCAATCGAACCTACTCTTAATCTTTTTTAATTCTTTCGGGTATTCGAACTGTTCCCAGTATTGTCCCGATTTATCTTCGCTTCGTTTAAACGGTTCATGTTCTGCTGGTAAAGCAATGCGGAGATTTTGTATCTCAATGATCTGTCCAATTTTTCCAGTTTTACTTATTACAATAAAATCATAGTCTTTGTTGTAACCATACTCCCATTTTTTAAATCTATTATTCTTAGATAATATTTTAGGATTAACAACATCTTTAACTTCACTCCATAGTGTTTGTTCGTACATCATTTACTCCTCCCTTCTGCAAACCCTCTAAATTCTCTTTGAGGTTTTTCTTCTTCTTTAGCTTTCCCTTCGAGCATTGCCTCTTCTTCTTCCATCCTATTGAGGATTTCAAAAGCATCAAATATAGCAAGTTTTTTAGTGGCAGCAGCATTTTTAAGTCTATCTGCAGTAACGTCATCGTCAGTATCGACGATTGGTTCTTTAGCGACCTTAATGAGTTCTTCAACCGCAATGCGCCCAGCTTGGATTATACTCTTCTTCGTTTCCTTTGCGTTCATGTCTTATAGCAATATCATTTGATTTCATACAATATAAACGTTCTCCTTCTATTATAAACTCAAATTCAGAGTTTGGGGTAAACGTTATTAAATCACCGCTTTTAATGCCATTAGAGGACAGTTTATCATTACTGTACTTGATAATACCTTTTAATGGTTTCTCTTTCTCTAGTGTCATCTTATCGTCATTCTTGAGCGGCTTAACAAAACAGTAGTTAAGATTTGTTTTCCAAGAGTCATTACTTTTGTATAAGTATATTTGTTCTATATCACAAAAGAATAAATCATCTTTGAAGAATGATGCAGAGTTTTTCTCTTTACCTTTCATATCGTAAAACCTACGGAAAACATTATGATGAACGATTACTTCATCACCTGGTTTTATTTTTGTTTTAAAAGCTTCTGGTACAATTTCTACTATAGCGTTTTTGCTGACAGACTCAAAGGTTTCAATCCTTGTATTTATTATTAGCTCTTGTCCGTTTAGTTCTATAGTATTATTGTATCTTTCTTTTTTAGGTTTAATTAAAAATCTATATATACTCTTCATTAGTATTCAAGATCAAATTCAACAGCGATAGCCATATTAGAATTAAACTTCTTCCATGGTATAACTTCGTCTTCTTTTTTTATAAATATATTATATGAATTATCTTTGTTATCAAATAATATATCGCATATGCAATGTCCCCCGTAGACCTGTTGGCCTACAGAGTAATGCATTGCTTCATTTTTATAGTCAGTTCCTATGCTTATTTTTCTAATTAACTTAGCCATAGGAATTGTATTTATTCTTTTTCTTCTACTTCTTCTTCTTTTTCTTCTTCAATAACTTCGTAAGTACCGTCTTCAAGATTAATATTAATTTTACCGTACTCTTTTTCTAACTCATCAGCAGTTTCTTTTGTTTTCTGCATAACGTTATTTAAAGCATGAAGTAGCTCGTGTTTTTGAGCTTCTGCCGCGCCAATGTCAGCTACTAATTGTCCTCTAACTTTTACTTGCGCTTGAACTTTTTGTAATTGTTCTTCTGTAATTTTTAATTCTTTACTCATAATTTTTGGTTTTGGTTTTAATTTAATTTAATTATTTTTTAAATATACTAGCTGCTTTCTCACCACTTCGTCCACCGAAATAGGCTAAAACTACAGCCATCATAACTT